ACGGAATTAGTTCGGTAGGAAATAAACAGCGTCGTGTAATGAATACTATTGTTTACGACGTACAAACTAATAGTACACGATCTAATGATATTGCTGGTGGTATTAACGTAGGGGGAAATACGCAAACGACTGTCGTTTATAACTGCACCGCCGTTTCAATGGAGAATACTGGTGGAGGTAAAGCACAGGGTATAATAAATCGCGACTATACATCCACTACTGTGCAAAACTGTATTGCAATGGGGCAAATAGCAAGTACTGGGCCAACAGCAGATTTTGTAGTCTCAAGTCCTATTAATGCTGTGATGGATCACAATTTATCCTCTGATGCTACAGCGTCCGGCACCGGCAGTCTTACAGACAAAGTGACATCCGACCAATTCGTTTCAACCGTATCTGGCTCCGAAGACTTACACTTAAAAGTTGGCGCTGACGCTATTGCCGCAGGCACAGACTTAGTTGCTACTCCAACCGACGTTAATATCGACATTAGTGGTGCTGACAGAAATGCCTTTACAGCCACTATCTGGGATATTGGGGCGCATCAATATGAGATTGTAGCTTCGATAGGTACGTCGAGTCGTGACTATTCTACTATACAACTTTGGGAAGCCGATATAGACGATACTACTATTTATGGCACAGGAGGGGCTGCAGCTAGAGGAGAGTGTTATAACGATTCCGAATTCTCCGGAGCCGTAACTTTATCTGGCGGAACTGTTACTGGTTTGGACCATTTAACATTAACTGTTGCTTCAGGCGAGGAACACGACGGTACTGCTGGAACTGGCGCCCGATTAATCGTGGGATATATTAGTACGGGTATTATTAAAAATGACTATCGGCCAATGCGAGTGGAATGGCTAGAGATCACTAACCCTACTTTAGGGCCCGGTGATAATGGTCATTGTATATCTCATGGACATGATGATTCAAAATTAACGGTCGTTGGTACGATCTTACATAATGTTGTACCGAGAAAATCTTGGGGTGACGGATATGGTGTTCAATCTAGTTACGGTAGCACTAATGGCACAGAAATCTTAAATACAATTATTTACGATATCAAACAAATCGGAACTACTTATTCCCGATCTATTCGGGGCGTTAACAATTCGTTTACGAATACACCGACATCTGTTCTTAATACAACCATTTTTGATTGCACAATCGCTTTAGGAACCGCATATGGTATAAGTCTGCCAGATACAACTAATCATAATGTGCAGAACTGCCTAGTGTGTGACTCTACCGATGCCGACTATTCTCTGGGGGCTTCTGTTGGCTCCGATCATAATTTATCTTCAGATGCTACCGCATCGGGTACCGGATCATTAGTTAATAAAACGTCATCTAACCAATTCGTGTCTACTGTGTCAGGGCTGGAAGACCTACATCTAAAGACTGGCGCAGATGCTATTGAGGCGGGTACAGATCTTGGAACCACTCCGACTGGTGTAAATATAGATATAGACGGACGAGACCGAGATGCCCAAGGAGATATTTGGAGCATGGGAGCCCACCAATTTATCACGGTGATCGTCACGATGCCATCGAAACTATTTCATTACGCTAGATCAAGGCTAATCCATTGATTACCGCTCCTTTAAATCATAATCGTCTAAATGTTAGAGCCCCAAGCTCATTCCTTAGACAAAAATATCCATGGCTAACGCATAGTCATACTGTAGCTAATGTGAATGATGTAATTTATTTAAGTAATTTATATCAGAACTTAGTAGATGTAGAAGCCTCCATTACTAATGATACGATTATATTGCCGGTAGAGGATCTTAATACTCTCTCTTCTATTTTTAAAAAACACTTAATTTCTTTTTCTGCCTCTATAGCGGGAACTAGTTATTCAGAATTAATAGAAAAGATAATAAAGATAGCTCCGGAAGTAGTTGGATACAAAATCATGAAAAGGAGAGCGGTCATTAGTCGCACTCCCGTTCGTGGCGTTACGGTTAATAAGACTAATCCGTTGGCTAGAGGGCTGGTTGGCTATTGGCCGACGAGATTTACTAATAATAATACGTTATATGATTATAGTGGCTACAACAATAACTTAACACCGATTTCCGCTTCCAGTCAGCCCACAATAACTCCTTATACAAGAGGTTTGGTTGGAGATTATGATGGCGTTGATGATGATTTTTCTGCTCCAATCGTACCCGAACACGATCTAACTACACAAGGAGCGATGATTGTAGAATGCGGGGTGTCAGATGTAGCGTGGTGGCCCGGCAATGATTATTCTATGGGGGCGGCTGGACGTAGATATCATGGTAATATAATGGTTGAAAGAGCTTATGCTATTGGACTTTATCATGGGTCTGGCACATCGCAAGTTGTGAAGATTATGATAAGTGACTCGGGAGGAGGAGTAGCGTTAACAGGGACGACGCAAGTAACTACTAATAAGATGCATACATTAGGACTAACATGGAGCCATGGTATCGTTGAAGTATATCTGGATGGTATATTAGAAACTTCTGGAACTTTTACAGCCCCCCTACAGTCTTCTTCTGTATACCCGTTTAGACTTGGTTATGATGTTAAATTGAATTGGCAATCTGTGGCATATTGGAAAGGTTGGATTGGCGATTCCATGTTGTTTAATCGTTATGTGTCGCCCGCAGAAATGTTGAGACTACACCAAGATCACAACGCTTTATTCTCCCGCTCTCAAGTTGTTTCTTCCAGCTATTCTTTAAGTAAGAACATGCCGATTGACCTGTCTGCTGATTTACTAAGTAGTTTAAAAACGTTATTAATAGATGTAACGGCTGGTGGGGTAGGAGGCTCTGTTTCTACCAATAATATTCTACTTATTGATTTAATTAATAATGTGGATTTAGAATACAAACCGTTAGTAGAGACCGTTACCAAGATAGCGGATACTAAGTCATTGCCAGCGGAAATATTACGTGGTCTAATACTAGATGACTCGATTCCAATAGAAAACTTAGCGGCACTAGTTAGCTCTAATAATTTGCCAGTGGGTACCAAGCTGAAAATTCCCACAACAAATAACTTGCCAATTGAAGGAGGAGTTGAAGTAGGAAAAGAGGAATCTTCTCCGATAGAACATCTATCTTCTATTGATATTTCGCCTTCAGTTCCGATTTCTAATGGCGGAGCTGCGGGATTAAGTTTCTTGAATAATTTACCGATAGAAGTGCTTCAGGGAATAGAAGATGCGAACGGGTTGCCGGTCTCTAGTATTGCTAAGTTGATGTTAGCGCATAATAATCCTATTTCTTTTTTAAGTAGCGTTATTACTACATATAATAAGCCAATAGAAACCCTATTAGGTATAGAGCAACAAACCGGGGTAACTCCTATAGAAGCCCTNTCCGGNTTCTTAAATACGCCGGATCTGCCGATTGAGGTTCAAGGTATGGCGGTTATGTCTACGCTGCATAATACGCCGATTGAGAGCCTAATAGAGATTGCGGTGGATAATAACTTGGGTACAGAGGCCCTGTTATCTTTTCCTACTTTACCAAACGAGTTATCTGTTGAGCATTTAATTAGCCTGTCAGAGTCTAAGTCGGTCGATATCGATCAGAGCGTAATAATTATTTTAAGCGCTATAAAAAGTATTCCGATAGAGCGTTTAGTGTATACTAATATAGACAGTAGCGTGCTTAATATTGATTGTGTTCGTAATATTTCCGACGTTACGCTATATAATGCTGCTATAGAAATATTGGCCGGATTAAGTGAGCAAGAAAAAGCTCTTCTGGATGTTGACGGTGTTGCAGTAGTTATAAAAGTCTTACAGTGGATTTTAGATCAAGCGACTCATACGTGGAATTTAGAAACCTGTAGAGCAACGTGGAATATAAATTAAAAAATTGGAGATAAAAACATGAGTGTAACAAGTTCTGACATAGTCGTTTATGCCAGCCAAAATATGCCGGAAGACGATACGACAATTTCTGGGGGAGCTATTGATAGTGGTGTAAGAGTGGTATTTACCGATATCGTTGCCACCGATACCATACAAGCTACCGGAAGCGCTTCGGATTCTGGAACCCTAACCATTACAGGTCGTAATGCGGCTGGAGCGGTAGTAACAGAAAGTCTTGGTTTAAGTGGTACCACGATAGTTAGTGGTACCCAATCATTTGAGCGCATCTTGAAAGTATTTAATGATGAAGCAGCTAGTGGAACAATCACTCTACAAGATGCTACCACAGACGCTAATATTGGCAGCATTTATGCGAATGAGAGTGGCTTTCGTAGACCATATTATGGTGCGACTGCTAATGCTGTTGGCGGAGGAGATAAAACATTATACGAGAAGGTGTTTGTTGCTAACAATAACTCTGTTAATGCTCTGTTAAGTACGTCGATTGCCGAAGTATCTTCGGGTTTATATACAAATATTGATTTCGCATTAGAATCGACTATTAAAGATACTACTAGCGCTACCGATAGAACAACTGCCCCAACAGGCGTTGGTATTTACGGAGTTGGTCCTAGTGGTATACCGGGTACAGATTTAAATCCTCTAGAATACGAGGGTATGTGGTTGAAGTTCTCGTTGACCGCCGGTACTGCTGCAGCCAATAGTTATTATCAATTCACAGTAGATGGATCAAGTACATAATGGGTATTATGGCGCCAGAAAGGTTGTGCAAGCAGCCTTATGATAAATTGAAATTTAATATGAGTTTTGATAAGAGATTGGCCTCAACCGAGACAATTTCTACGATCAATAGTATTACTTCGGAAAAACTAGACGAAGGTTCTTCTACCTTAAGTATTACGTCGTCCGGTATTGCCTCAGACAGTAAGAGTGTAGATCTATGGATTGCGAGCGGTACTGCCGGAGAAATGTATAGGGTGGAGATTCGTGTAACTACGTCGGCTTCTCAAAATATAGAGGGCGACGGGATTTTATGGGTGAGAAATAAATAATGGCGAGTTGGCAAAATACCTCGATTACCATGTTGCGAACCATGCTGAATGATGCTGGGTGTGCAATTTCGACATACGGAACAGATCGTCTAGAAGACCTTCTTATTATGTCTGCTTATTTTTTACCTTTAGATATTAATTTTACCACTACATACACTGTTAATGTAGAAGCGAGAAGTATTAGTCCAGATCCTATAGATCAAGCTGATGGGCCGGAGTTTATTAGTTTGATGGTGTTGAAAGCCGCGTGTTTAGTAGACGAAAGTAATTTTAGAAACGCGGCGTTACTTGCAGGGCGTAACGGNAAGACTGGGTCCGGGCGTGTTGCAAACGACAAATCATGGTCAGTATCTAAAAGAACTGTTAAGTATGGGGCCATGCAAGACATTTGAAACCCTAAAGCAGGAATATAATTTTGGAGGTAACGGAGCGGCGATTATGAAGGCTGTTATGTCACCATTTGTTTCCAATAACTTTTTCCCTACTTATATGGGCAGACGATAATTATTATTTACTAATCGGTCATTAGACCGCTAATTTTTTGGGAGAGCAAACAGATGGCTATTGTATTTTCAACCGAAAGGGGCTGGCACGACACATAAAGAGGGCACCGTCGTAGTACAATCTCCCAAAGCAACTGGTTGGGGCGGATCTAATGTGACTATTGATACGTATGTATCTAATTTACCCACCACAGGAGTCATAAATAACGCTTTGAGTGGGCTTTATAATAATATTACCTATTATACCACTTAAAAGAAGGGATTGGTAAATGACTATTGCTTGGGGAAGTAAAACTAGCGCTACACAACTTACCAGTATTACTACTGAGCAGTTTTTTAGCGAAACTCCTACGATAGAACCGAATCAAGAAGTTCATTGTGTAGTAGATGCAGATTTTCCTACGACACCTACGGACCATTTGATAGTTTCTGTGTATGCCACCTTAGATGATACTGCGGAAGCATGGGATGACACGCCAATAACTCAATTCCAAATTGACAATGGCACCGATCCGAATCAGGTAAGTTTCGTATTAGGGGGTATTTATAAGTTTCGTATTGGTGTTAGTAGATCGGGTAGTACAGATACTATTACGTCTGCTGATTTTAGCTATCGTATTGCCACATTAACTTAAAGGGGTTTCTAATGTTNAAGTTCTTCCATAGAATTCGCGTTCGCTTTTTAAAATTTCGTATCTCTAGACTTCATCGTGTTAATCGTCGTCTCGATAGACGCCTGATTAGACTAGAAGCTAGACTATTAAGAATCACTCATAAAGATGGCTAATCCTTTTNCGGGCTATTATTAGTAGTAGTCTGAAAACGCTATTTAGTAATGCTATTTCTGCTCTACTTTACGATGATAGCTGTACTATTCCGTGTACCATTTCTTATGGTGTTACACGTTATGAGGACTGTCCTAATTGTGTAGCTAGTGCTATCGGCGGTATGCCTGCTCATCGATATCAAGACGGTGGTCCAATACCATTTCCTTTTGGTTCTACTTGTCCTATGTGTTCTGGGGCTGGTAAAAAAGCAATAGAAACCACTGAGAGTATTAACTTAGCTGTTATATGGGACTATAAACAGTTTATCGGAGTTGGTACGGTGAACAATCCACTAGGGACGATACAGATCATTACATTCGACACTAATACTCCTAAGTTGGCCCGCGCGAAAGAGTTGATCGCGGCAAGCGATACAGGATATGGTACTCATAGATATGAGCGAGTTTCTACTCCTCAGCCGCTAGGGCTAGGAGATACCAACTTTGTAACATGTCTGTTTGAAAGACTATCATGATTAACGCCTCCATTCAACTACCCGGATTACGGCAAACCTTCGGCTCTCAAGTACGACGGGAAATCGTATCGCGCATTAAAAAGAATCTGCCTAAGATACTAGGGAACATTAAAATACAAACACAAGAGATCTTTATGAATCTCGTACATAGTTCTGAAGAATACTCCTCTCTATTAGGAGGAGACCTTAGGTTTCAGATAGGACTAGAGGATGTTAGTGTCGTTGACGGCGTGTTGGATGTTTGGAAAAATAATATAGAAGTACGTTACACTCCTAGTCTTGGATTAGGTACTATTAGTATTGGCATTATCGAAGAAGATTATTCTGACGTCTTAACCTCTTCTTTTGCTTCTTATATTTATTCTTCTAAGTCAGGACCAAAGACTATAGAATGGTTGAGATGGTTATTGCTTGAAGGGTCTAATACTATCGTATTTGACTATAATTTTACTCCATTCCTTACAGCCTATAGTAGAACGGGCGGAGGAATTATGATTAAGTCGCGGCGTGGTTGGAAGGTTCCCGCTCGTGCTGCCGGTACGGCGACAGACAATTTTATTACGAGAGCGTTAGTTCCGATTTATGATGAACTAGCTGGTGTCGCCCAGAACGCATTACTAAAGGGGCTGAGCTAATGGCTGATTATACTAGACTAAATAAACATGTGACAGAGCTAGGACAAACCCTCCTTACGTCACAGTTAGAAAGTAATTTGAAAACATATTGGGACTGGGGTCTATTAGAAGTTGGTGGATTTAGTAATGTATCGATTCCTACTTCGGGAGCATACGGAGGTACGTTTGACCGCTTACGCTTAGTAGACGATCCCGCTTATACTTTAGGTCAAGTATGGGAGACCGCCAGAAAAGACTGGGTGTGGGAAACAGGGTTGGACTATAGTGTCGCTCCTACTGATATTAGCGGTGTCTATATTAACTCGACCATGTATGCTACCGGAGATGCAACATACGCTCACCATTATAATTATCCGTTAGGCCGCGTAGTATTTGATACAGCGATTCCTACTACAAGTGCTGTACAGCTAAATTATACATATAGACACGTGCAAACATATGTGGCCGATCAAGCTCCGTGGTGGGACGAAATTCAATATAATTCATATCGTGTAGATGACGACACTTTTGATAATCATGGTTCTGGCAATTGGCAACTGCTTGCTCAACATCGAGTTCAATTGCCCGCAATAGTTATCGAGGCTGTTCCACGTAGGGCGTTTAAACCATATGAGATTGGCACGGTAGGTAATTATGTCTATCAAGATGTGCTGTTTCACGTATTAGCGGAATCTAGGTGGTGGAGAAATCAATTAATTGACGCTATATCTTTAGAAAAAGATAGAACTATTTGGCTATACGATAATAATTCGATTGCTGGTATTACTGGATATCCGCTAGACGAAAGAGGCATGAGAGTAGCGAGTCCATTAATGTATCCTGATTTTGTTACTGACCACCGTTTTAAACGTGCTCGATACTACAATATGACTGTTACCGAATTATCCTCCCCCAATAGCCGCTTATATAAGGGTACGGCAAGAGCTACTTTTGAAGTAGTTATGGCATGATTTGGTGTATTAACATACGAGGCTGTATTTTTTAATCAGGAGATATAAAATGGCTAATAATCGAATTTACTATCCTATTCAACAGGTCGCTTTCCGTAAGCCGGGAAGCTCTACATTTCGTGCGGCACACGGTGTACAATCTGTTGGGATTACAACTACATTTAATTTAGAGCAAGCTTTTGAGCTAAGTCAGCTTGCGATTTTCGAAAATATTGAAGGTATTCCTAATGTTGAAGTCACACTTAATAAAGTGCTAGACGGATATCCCTTGTTGTGGTGTTTAGCAACTGCTTCTGATGAAAACGGGGCAGTACTAGCGGGACCGGCATTAGCCCAACGCGCTGTAGCTAAAACACTTATGCAACTAGGTATTTGGCCTGAAACTAATGAGGCTGTTGCTGGTGCTCCTACTACTTACGTAGAAATGTCAGGACTGACCACATCTTCTTCTAGTTTGAGTTTTCCATCCGATGGGAACTTTACTGAAGATTTGACTTTAGCTGGAAACGTTAAGATCTGGGACACATATAGCAATGGCGCTTGTGCTGCTCCATGGACGTTGGCTGCAGCTAACGGAGCAACGGAGTTTGCGAGTAATGACGACGCTCCAATCGGTTCTGGTGGTGTAAATCGTAGAGAGAACATGATTTTCGCTACTACAGCCGCTCAAGCTATTGACGCTGACTATACTCGCTTGCCGGGAGATATTTATGGTGTGTCTGCTGGTGGTGTTAAGTCCGGAGTGGTTCACGTGTCTTCTATCACAGTTTCTACGGATATTTCGCGTGAAGACAATTTCGAGTTAGGCGCTCGTAGTCCATATGATAAGCCGGTAACTTTCCCAATTGAAGTAACGTGCGATATCGAAGTTACCTCTGTTAGTGGTGACCAAGTAAATGCTGTAGACGATTGCGGTGGAGCCGCTGTCGTATGTACAACTGCTTCTAACCTAACCGATCGTGAAATTCGTATCGCGACTTGCGAAGGAACTCGTGTTTACTTAGGAACTAAGAACAAGTTGTCTTCTGTAAGTTATGGTGGTGGAGATGCTGGTGGTGGTAACGTATCCAACACCTTCTCGTATAGTACGTTTAATGACTATACAATATTGCACTCTGGCGACGACTTTAACGCTAGTGGTCAAGCATGGTGGAGCGTGCGTTCGGGATATCTGGGTCCTTCTGGCACGACACAAAGTTAAGCTGGATAATGGGGTCGTATGATGTTTACGACCCTATTTTTTTTTAACGTAGGATAGGATATGGACAAAAGGATAATAATTAATAGGATTATCTCTAATACCTTCTATCTCTCTATAGATGGAAAGCTATATCAATTACTGCCTCCTACTCCTAACTATATAGCTATGGCGGATCTCATCTATTTTAATACGTTAAATGATAGTAAATTTAAAGACCTTATTACTCGCGAACAAGCCTCGATATTACTACAAGCCCGAAATAAGTGGACCGTGAAACATGAAGAACAGCAGCAACAATTTAATAAGCGATTAGAGGACCTAAAGATCGCGTTATACAAAGCTCTATATCATACCGCGAATCAAAAGAAGATACGTAAGCAAATAGTTCAAATAGAGAAAGCTATACATAAAAATCTGGCGGCTAAATACAGTCTAGAACACATGACGCTTGAGAATCACGCTCAAATAACAAGGGATAATTTTTTGACAGCGATGAGAATTGTTGATGTAGAAGGAAAGCATGCATATACCTATGAGAATTTCTATGACCAAGATAACTATCTGCTACAGCGTTTCGTGAATGCCGTACAGAACTTTTTTATTTCTCAGGCTCAATATCGGGAAATAGCGAGAACGGACCCGTTTCGGTCTTTATGGAACATTGGGAAAAGTGACGTATTCGGTATACCGGCGGGAATGATGTCTGATGCACAGAAGGGCTTGATTTTATATTCGCGAATGTATGACAATGTGTATGAAAGCATGGATAGACCGACAGATGCGGTGATTGCTGACGACTATATGTTAGACGGTTGGTTCCTAGTACAGAGTAGAAAAGCGGAACAGGAACGAAAACAAAAAGAAGTGGATAATATCTTAGGAACAAAAAATGTAGATAAACATAATAATTCCGGCGAATTATTTGTTATGGTGAATTCTAAGGAGGAAGCATCGAAGATTAGTGAGTTAAACGATGGGACGACCAAGGCTAAAGTACAACAGCGTATTAAGACGGTACAAGAAAAAGGAAGGACAGAAGAACAACTCTTGCCGGATGTACAGATGGATTTAAGAAACCAAAGTAGACAACAGGTTCTAGAGCGTGCTAAAGGAGGAAGATGATGAACGGTCGATACGAAAAGGCTTCTAAACAGCGATTATCGAATGAGCTACAAAGTAAGTTTGATACAACGATTATTGGATCATTAGCTGTATTTGAAGAAGAGTTTGGGCATCTATGGGGACATGGATTAAGATATAAAGAGTTAACTGATCAGCAGAAGGAGTTTAGAGAGATTTGGAAAACTGCAAGGGTACGAATTTTAGATGCGGGTAATGCGAATTTACGAGCTATGCAGGGCTTATTATCCCGTTATTCTGTCGAGTGGAATCGTTATGTGATGAATTTTAGACTACCTAAGGAGAATGATAATGAAAAATATTAAAGATATGGCGGAAAGAACCGTTTTTACAGTAGACGGAGTAGAATACGCGGTTCGTCGCCCAACAATTGAAGAGTTAACGAAAGCCAATGAAAAACGCCGCCGTACTTTTAATGAAGAAATGAAAGCCGGAACTATCTTTAGAGACCAGTTACAGGAAGAACTAAAGAAGAGGCATTTATGGTCAGACGAACGAGACGCTAAATATCAAACTTTAGCTAAAGAGGTCGTTGATTGCGAATACGCTTTGGCAAAGGGAGGTATTACGCTATCGGACGCTAAGGCTGTTGCTCTCTCTATGCGTAAAAAAAGACAAGAAATGACCGAGATGCTATCTGTGCAAACAGAGCTAGACAGTAACACATGTGAGGGACGTGCTGACGCAATTCGTTTTAATTATTTGTTTGCGTGCTGTTTGGTGTATAATAATACGAACGAACCTTATTTTAAGAATGGTTTGGTTGAATATTTAGCTAAACAAGATGATCCAGTAGCGAGCGTGGCAACAGTAAAATTTTTCTATCTGATGTCTGATACGGATGATATGGACTCTAGATTAGTTGAAAATCAGTTTCTACAAAAATATAAATTTGCTGATGACAAACATCGTTTAATTGACGATAAAGGACGCTTGGTAGACCTTGAGGGTAGGCACATAAACGAAGAAGGCAGATATATTAAGTGGACTTCCGACACAGACTATATTAAGGTTGATGTAGAAGGAAGACCTCTAAATGATGCTGGTGATTTTGTAGTCGATCATGAGCCGTTTTTAGATGATTCTGGTGAACCGATTAACGAGGAAGAGTATACGAAATCGGAGGAAAAACCAAAGAAGCGACGTAGACGTACTACCCAATAAGGTATACTATGGCATTTAATATTAATGCAGCGGTGATATTAAGCGGACCGAAAAATTTGTCGAAGGTCCGCCAGCGCATTACACAGCAACTATCTNGTATTAATGTTCCGATCAACATTAATTTAGGTAAAAATTTAACACAACAATTAACAGGCGTGAACCAACAGCTTGCGACTCTAAACGCACGCTTGGCTCAAATGACTGCTTCTGCTCAAACAGCCTCTTCCGCTACAGCTCAAACGGCGACTGCTGCAAAACAGGCTACCAAGAATACAGCCGCTCTATCTAAAGCAGCCGCTGGTGCTAGTGGTTCACTAAATAAAGCAGGAAAGGGTGTTAAGCAGGTTTCAAGTGAGCTGGAAGCTTTTGGTAAAGATGCCGCCTTGGCTATCCGGCGTTTTGCAGCGTTTACTATCGCTACCGGAGCTATTTTTGGCTTTGTTAAGTCTATTCAATCCGCTGTAAAAGAAGCTATCGGTTTTGAAAGAGAACTAGCTCGTGTAACACAGGTNACAGGTCAGTCTCAAGAAGGACTAAAAGGNCTAAGGTCTACTATAGACGATTTAGCTACTACGTTAGGGCTAAGCGCTAATAAGATTTTAGAGATATCTAGGATTTTTGCTCAAACAGGACAGACTATTGATCAAGTAAGGGCTTCTGTTACCGCTGTAGCTAAGGCAACTCTGGGTCCATCTTTTGGAGATATGAAGACCACTACGGAGGGTTTGATTGCGGCNCTNAGTCAATTTAATATTCAGGCAAATAGATCNGAGGCGGTCTTAGGTTCTTTGAATGCTGTCTCTAAACGATTTGCGGTTGAAGCGGACGACTTAATTACAGTGATTCGTCGTGCTGGCGGTGTGTTTGCCTCTGCATCAGACCAGTTTGCTGCTCCTGAACAAAAACTGCATGAACTTATTGCTATTTTTACTGCCGTTAGATCTACTACTCGTGAAACAGCAGATACGATCGCTACTGGTTTAAGAACTATCTTTAGTCGTTTACAACGTGTAAGAACGATTGATTTCCTGAAACAGTTTAATATTGATCTTTTAAATACTGAAGGAAAATTCGTAGGGTTCTTTGAGGCGTTTAGAAGATTATCTGATGGCTTAGCCGATATTTCAGCGGCAGGCGATACAATTACGTTAGGTAAAGTAGTAGAAGAGCTGGGTGGTATTCGTCAAGTTGGTAAATTAATTCCAGCGATTCAACAGTTTACCAAGGCCGAAGAAGCCCGCCGTGTTGCTATGCAGGGTACCGAGAGTATTAGTAAAGACGTTGGTATCGCCACACAGACTTTATCGGTACAAATAGAGATTTTAATAGAGCGTTTTAATAAACTAATCCGTGATATATCTCAATCTTCCTCTTTCCAGTCTCTAGCTAAAATAGCTATCTCTACCGCTAACGCTTTTATTACCTTGGCGGATTCCTTACAGCCTATTTTACCTATGCTAACTACTTTTGCAAGTATCAAGTTAACCAATGCTTTGTTTGGTTTTGGTAGAGGTTTCTTAGGGGGAATTAAAAAAGGAGGCGGCGGAGCCGCGTCAGTGGGGGCTACATTAGGAAATCTAGGTTCTGGTGGAAATTCTGCCGCTGCTACGGGCGCCCAAAATGCCGCTAAAGCCGCTGTATCTGCTAATACGGCTGCGGTAAATAATAATACCGCCCAAGTAACGTTACTGACTAATGCTGCTACTGCCTTTTCTACTACTTCAACTGCTTTACAAGGCTCGGTTACAACCCTTACAGGCGCTATCAATAAGTTAATCATCACAATTCCCAGAATACGTGGAGTAGGCGGAGGTATCCGTCCGAGACGTTTTGCGGCAGGGGGAAGGGTGTCTGGTCCATCTCATGCTAATGGCGGAGTGTTAGCTGAA